ACTTTCCTACTCTTCATATAATCAATTCTGGAAAAATTATAGTTACTTATTTGAAGAGTATTTATCATTAAGAACAAATACATATGACAAAGTTATAAAAGATATTTTATATAAATTGCAAGAGCACTTAAATTGATATTACCATCTTTGAATTTTTTAAATAATGTGAATAATTTTGCTCAAATTCCTTAATCTTTCTTTAAATTGAGAAAATATTTGCACAATGCAATAAGCCCTCCTTAAAGGGCTCTCACACAAATGCCGACACTCACATTGTTATTGATCGTGTGGGCTGTGCATCCTGAAAATAGAATGCACACCAGTGTAAGGATTGCAGCAACCTTTGAACGCTTACAATGAAAGACTTTCATACTATGAGATCCGGTTAGCAATCCAGCCATAGAAAAACTGTTCCTGTTTTGGATTACGCTCACAGATTTCAATGTAACGCTGTCCCTGCATGATATTAAGAACTCGTACTAGGACTTTCTCGCCATCTTTCCCTCGTTTGGCCAGATAGATTTTTAGAGCTCCTATAGTGTTAGAACCATAAACGCCATCAACCTTTAAATCGGCATATCCAGCTTTACCTTCATTATTCAACAAATTTAAAGCTCGCTGTAAAAGTGGTTGTGCGAATCCGGTACCACAGTTCACACCTGTATCTAGAAGCTCTTCAGCTACTGCAGAAGAAATCAGATTCACCTGGTCAAATCGCGGTGAAATCCAGTATTGCTTCCGATAAATTGCTTTGGCCACATCTAAAGGCAGATCACGCATATTGCCCTTATAGCCGTTTTCACGAGCTACAGCTTGAGTAATACCGTATTTGGTTGCACCGCCGCGATCCGCAGGATTATTTACATACCCACCTTCGCGTTTAATTAACTCATCAAGATATTGTTCAATATTCATTTCGGTTTCCTTTAGGTATAAAAAAACCGCCCGAAGGCGGCATTAACTGTTTTCGATATCACTTCTGGCTTTTTTAACTTCTTTGATTACTTCAATAATCGTCTTACCTTCCTGTTTGTTAATGAAATTAAAGATCCAGCGGACTAAAGCCCAACCGGGTAAGCCACAAACAAAGAAGAATCCACCAAGTGCAATCATTCCCCAAATATCGGTAATCCACTCATGTAGGCCCCACTTCACGATAATGAATGAGCCACCTGCAAGGCTTGATACAACTGTGCAGATCAAGCCTACGCCCCACTCTTGTGGTGAACGTGGCATTCGTGTCATCAATACAACTGCTGCAACTAAAGCAACCGCTAAAGTCACCATAATTGCTGCACCATAAAATTTTAAAATTGCTGTTAAACCGCTTGTTGAAACTGGTTCCATGCCTTACTCCAGATTTTTGGCAATAAAAAAGCACCCAGTTGGGTGCTATCTAAGAAATTTCTAAATTAAAAATTTACTGCTTCAATTTCTTCATATGTCAAAGCAGTTTCAATTTTCTGTCGTGCAATACGCCCTCTTTCATGAATGTTATTAATGTGCACTGCAAGTGATGTTTTTAAGTCAATCAATTGATCAGGACTAAGATTAACAACTGAATTGTCTTTTAAAGTCCACTCAACTGATACACCGAGCAAAGCTGCAGTAGCGATTCTTAGTTGAGAATTAGGATCTGAATCATAAAACTTATTTTCAAACTCAAAACCGCCAAACTCATACTGATCCCTAATCTGTTTGATTTGTTCCCATTTCTGTAGTTTAGCCTCATCAATAGTTCGTGAGTCAATCCAAGTTTTTGAGACATAATCAAATTTTTTTTCTGGTACTACTGGAATAGTGACTACATTTAGATTCTCATCTAGATAATGCAAAACATTTTTATCATGCATATCTACCTGCATTTCTTTGATATGCTGAAGCGGTGTTGCATAAACATTATCACGTTCCCCTTTGACCAACACATCTAAGCTGCCATCACTATTAAAAACTCCATAGATCTTTTCCATCATTTTTTTAGCTCCACAGCATAGAAAGTTAAGTCAGAGCAGCCTGCAGTAACCTGATTAGCGTAAGCAAAAGTCATCATATCAAAATAACCACTAAGCACTAGCTGACCAGAAGCGTCTGCTTTAGCTAACACAGAAAATGAAGTGCCAAGTTCAGTAGATCCAAATTTTACAGGCGGTATCGTTATTTCAGTATTGTTAGCTGCGGTATAATTAACTAAATAATCATCTCCTAATTTAAAATACATAGCTCCATTGGTTGCACGAGTGAGATCCCCCTCAGCTGCATTACCATTCGGATGTGGAATAAAGTACAACTGACCAAACATAGTAATCAGAATGGTTGAATATGGCTGAAAGCCTGTTAATACAACACGCAAAAATTCGCCCATTGTGTAATGGTTTGGTGTATATCTATACCCTTCTGTCGTATTTTGAGCAGACTTAGTCACGATAACTGGCAGCGTTACTGCCCGATCCTTAATGTGCAAAGTATCAACTGCTAAATTTCCAATTTTTGAAGTAGTAACTGCTTGATCTTCAATATTTGCAGACTTAACTTTAATCGTTCCCAAATCCGCACTAATAGCACTTAAGTTTTCAGCCCAAATTCGATTCGCATTGATGTATCCAAAACTACCATTGTCGACATACAAACCACGCGGAATAACAGTACCGTTTGGCAAAGTAACCGGAGTGTTTTGCAGGGTCATTAATGGTTTAGGTTCTACACCATCAACTCCGACAGGCGTACCAAACTGAATTGCATCATAGTTGAATATGAAAGTTGAAGTCGTACCATCATTCATTGATCCATGACCAGAAACATGACCATTTACATCGAACTTAGTAAACTGCTGAGCATAGATGCCATCTACACTTTCACTGACATTTTGAATAGACGCACTATTCTCACCGACTTTAGTTTGCAACGTTTCCGTTACTTTTATCGTTGAAAAAATAGCACTAGCATTCGCATTGATTTGTTGCTGAAACAAAGCATTGCTGTCATTCAATTGTGCAGACACTTGATCTGTGCGTTTGGATTGAGCCAAATCACCTTCGATACGCGCTGACTGTTCAGACCAGACACCCGCATAGCCTCCCTCATTACCAATTAACTCGGATTCCGAGCCGATTAAAGGCGGGTTAAGCTGTGCATATACGCCGTCAATTCTCGTAGTCTGAGCAATAACTTTGTCATCTACATTCTTAATATCAGACTTAACTTGATCAAGTGCACCAGTTGAAGCTTTATCGTCAAGCTCAAGATTAATTAAATCAATTGCCTCAGCATTTGCCGATGACTGCTCAACTGCTACCTGTGCAGATTCACGTACAGTTGCAAGAGCACTATCATTACTTGCGATATAGTTATCTATTTTTTGAACAGTTACCCTATCACCATCAATTCTAGCTTGAACCTCTTGCTGAGCGTACGCACGTAAATCATTAACCTCGACTACTGTAGTATCAATACGTTTGCTTAGAGCTAGATCACCTTCAATCATTGCTGATTGAACAGACCATGTGCCAGCGAAGCCCTGATCATTACCGATCAAATCTGATTCAGATCCAATCAAAGGTGGATTAAGCTGTGCATATACACCATCGGTTTTTTCAGCAACAAGTGAAAGATCATTTGCAACAACCCGAATACTTTCTTGAGCAGCAGCAATTCCCTCGTCACTTGACTGTTTAACAGTATTTACAACTTCAAGAACACCTTCATCACCATCAATAATTTGCTGTGATAAACCATCTTTGGCTTGCTGAATAGCGTTTTGACGATCAATGACTTCTTGTGCAATCCGATCTTTCGTATTTTGAATATCTTGCTTAATTGGACCAATTTCAGCGTCAATAGTCTCAATATGATCAATCTTGGTTTTAAGATCCTGATTGAGCTGTGATTCACTGATTTGATCATTCAAGAGCTCAAGAACGTCTGTAGCATCGGCAGAAGTTGTCGCATGAGTCCAATCCGACCAAGGTCCTATATTTCCGATCCTGTCGATCAAACGGCCTCGATAGAATTGAGTTAAGTTAGGCTGTAAGCCTTGAATCGTATGAGTCGTTGTTGGATAAGCGAATAAGCCCAATTGAGCAATGTTGCTTGTTCCGTCTGGTGAAACTTGAATCTCGGTATAAGCTGTATCTAGAGCACCAGTTGCAGGAAAGCCCCAATCAAGTTTTATACCAAATAAGATTCCTGTCGCTTGGATAAATGCCAATTTTGGCGGTAAACCTTGCTTTCCAGAAAGTTCAGTCAATACTGAATAAACTGGTAAAGAAGCAATCTCAAAAGCTGAAATCGCTGTTACTCGTGCTTGATATTGACCAGCATAAATACCAGGTACTTCAACTGAGTTATTGCCAGTAACTGGAAGCTTGATCCAGCTGCCGTCATCTTTACGCCACTCAACTTGATATTTAACCGCGCCCTTAGCCTGCGCCCAAGATACTATCATTATCGCCACGTTGATACCCTGATCAACTCGGCTTTCACTAGTAACAACGACATCAGTTACAGGATCCTGAATTGTTGGGTTCACAATCGAAATCGGAACCTCATCAAAATAAGCACCCTTATCAATGGCATCAAACTTGGCTGGGTTATATTGAAGTGCAGTCACTGAAAATTGATGATGCTCATCTTGGGTAATAGAAATCACTCGAAACTTCATTGTTGCCAAGTCTTGGGCATCAATCACCCATACATTTTGAGTGGCAATAGCATCAAATTCATGAGTAACAGTTACCACTCGACCCGAGATAGATTGAACAATACGAGTTTGAGCTTTACCATCCTCACCGTTAATAATCAGTCTGTCGCCAGCAACTGCCACAACATCATCACGGTCAAGAGTAATACTTTTACGATCTGCTGATATTTTAGATACACGTCCACCGTTTGCTCGACCAGCAAACAATGGATCTGCAATATCAATAACTCTGCCCGGCTGCGGAATATGGCCATCCAAACCAACTTTAAAACTCACCGTACGAGTTTCTAATTGCTCAGACTTTAATGCCCACCAGCCTGCTCTCTGCGCTTGTCCACGCGACGTGCATCCCCAAGCATCAATTTCTAAAATTCGAACTTGACCTGCTTCAGCAATCGCCTTTTCATCGCGAACAAACTCATATTCGGTTTTGTAGTGATTAGCCGGGTTATCCCATGCAATTTTTACAACATTGTGCCTGTCTCGAGCACGAGTACCTGCATATTCAAAATTGCCATCAATGACATTGGCACGCGTATAAGTGAAATATGTGTCTTGAGGAATATCCGCATCACAAATAATGCTATTACCATCCCAAAACGTTATCGCACGAAATACACCAGCTAGCTTTGTTAAAATCTCAAAAGCGCCTTCAGCACTCTGAAGATAAACATTACAAGTAAAGCGTGGTTCCTGTCCGCCAAGTCCATCTGGCACCATTTGGTCACAGTATTGTGCCAAGCGATATAAAGACCACTTATCAACCATGAGTGGAGTTAATCGGTCACCCAAAGCATAACGGTCTACTGTGCATATATCGTAATAGATCCATGCCGGGTTATTAGAATAGGCTTCTTTGAAAGTACCGTCCCACATCCCAACATATTGTCGTGTTGCGGGATTGTAGTTAGTAGGAACCTTTAGAATTCTTCCCTTTGTATCTGCAGCAACTTTCGCAACGTTTCCAAAAGTCTCGGCATCATATTGAAGACCAAGCAAAGCCGTATTTGGGTAACGTAATTTTGCATCAATGACTTCAGTCACTGCTTCAATATACATCTTGTCACTGACATACTCTGACGTTGAGTTCGGTGTAAGTCTGCGAACACGTATGAGCCAACCTGAGTCAGCTCGAGGCAAATCAATACGATGAGCACGTTCATAATTAGCAGAAGTTTTATCTGAAATCTTGGTTTTTAGTACTTCAGTCCAGACACCTCCATCTGTCTGTAAATCGATTGCGTATTCGATCGTTACGCCTGATACATCACCATTTGTAGCATTCTGAGTGCGCAAAGGACCCCACTTTAAGCGCAAACGAACAGCATCAAGATCAAGATTACTAAAAGCTCGAACCCATGGCGTTTCAGACTTTAACTCCACATCGATGGCAGTTTCACTTTCTACTGCAGGAAAACCCTCAATGTATTCCTGATCATTAGTACCATTTCTAAAATCAACTTTTACATTTTCAAAGTTAAGGCTTCCATCTGCATTCTGAAGTGGAGTTTCTTCTAAATAAATTGACTGAAGCCCATTAGCTAAACCTTCAATCTCGCCTTCAGCTAAACCATATAGAACCTTGATAAAGGTTTTCGATTGAGCAGAATCTGGTGAAATGACAGGTTGCCGTTGTTTTTTACTTCCTTTTTTTGCGCCTACTACTGCATTCATAAGAAATCTCACGCAATAAAAAAGGCGCTAGAAAGCGCCTATTTAATAACTTGAATTTACATCTGATCTTCTGGATATTGACCAGCACTCACAATAAATCCACCAATCTCACGTTGCCCATATAAAATAGGTACTGGGTTGCCCTGAGCAACGGTGGTAACTGCACCGCCAAAGCCCTTATTTGCTCTATTGCCGTCTTGGTTTTGATCTTGAGTCGTATCAACCTTTGGCATAAGCATCATAGCCACCCCACCAAGCATCATGCCAATACCTGAACCAATCAATGCAGCACCGAGTGGTGCTCCACCGCCCAATGTGCCTACAGTTACCAAAACCCCCACGACGACCATCACAGCACCTAAAACAGTCTGTAATATTCCATTACCGCCTGCCCCCATAACACGTGGAACAATATGAATAACCTCAGCTTCAGTATTCATATCAAGCTGTTCTTCACCGATATTGTCACCAGTGATTAGACGCTTGGATTCATGGTCGTAAATTGCTGGACGTTTCTTGCCTCGCTTATTACTTGATTTTTTTCCTTTTAAAAACACGGCAAAGCGTAGGCCTTGCTCATGTGCATGCAACATAAAATGTTCAAACCCAACAATCTGAACAGATAATGCCCGCATTGCTTCGCGAGTATTTGCGACATCGAGCTTAAATTCACGACCGAACTTTTGCCCCAAGATGCCGTAAAGCTTAATTGTTTTAAGCATAGTTCATCCTTTTGGACAATAAAAAAACCGCCGTCAAAATCGGGCGGTTTTAGGTTAAAATCCAAATTCTCATGAAGAAAAGTTAATTAGAAATCGTTTCATAAAATCTTTTACATATTGAGCATTTTCAATTAGGCGCTCTATATCATATGCATTCGTTTCTAGGGCTCGAGCAAATATTAAATAAGACATTGATATTTTATTAATCAATTGATGTTGTTCATCTTGAGTTGTATTTACAAACAACTTGTCTTTTAATTCTTGGGCATAAATATTGGCTGCTTCAATAGGATTGCTATGTTCCAAACTCAATTTTTGAATGTCTCTATTTAATTGAGTGGCAGAAGCTAAAAAAGTTGCTTTAAAGCTTTCATCTAAAAGCATCTCGTCTATTTCTTCATTATTCATAATGCTTACTTCCTGTCTTTATGCCTCAATATTTTAACAGTTTTGTTGGCCCACTGTTTCCCATAGATTTCACGAATAGATTTACGCCCGTGAAGCTGATGCAAAATTAATGTATTGCCAATACAAGGTTCTGTATCTTCGGACTTCAGCATTGCATTATCACCAAGCCAAATGATGCAATGATTTGGGTGTTCTGTACGCGGTACCCGGCAAATCAACATATCTCCATATTGCGGGGTATCCACTTCATAGAAACCGGCTTTTGGAAAGTTATCAATTAATATTGACGGATGATCTTTGTCTTCCCACCAGCCATCTTTTCGTTCAAAGTCTGGCAACTTAATACCTAGCTCACGATCATAAAAGTCACGGACTAGTGCATAACAGTCCTGATAATGATGAATATAATTACGCCCCACTAAGGGGGCGCGATAACCACAAGGTTCATAAACTTGAAAATCCAGATCTGGATAGGAGCAAATGACCCATGGCGTTTTATGTAGTTCAATTTGGATACGATCCAAATCAGTAGCTCTGGTAGTGCCATCTGGATGCGAATGAACATAAGCTTGAATTTCACCCTGATTTTCTGCAGACACGAGATCTTCAGGATCAATTTCAAAATTAGTTGTTTTATCCTGTTTAATAATGCCATTTTGATCATAAACTGTTGGGGCAATATTAGTGCATGGTAAATATTTACCACCTACAATTATCCCGCAACATTCTTCCGGATAACTTTTTTCTGCGTGGGCCATGATTGCTTTTTTAAGTTTTGCTGTAAGTTTCATAAGACCTCACAATAAGCTTGAAGCCGGGAACCCACCAAATGGCAGCGGTTTATTTTCACCAAAACGTAATCTGCAAGACCGTAAACGTCCACCACATCGATCAAGTGCCGGATTATCAGTTGGCTCATCTTTATCAGTGAACATTGCTACACCCGTGTAACCACATTCCTCGCCCCGGTACTTCCCGACCATGCACCAATGGCATAATGAGGTAATTTGGCGAACAGGGATTTTTAGACCTTGAAAATCGATTGGATTAGACAGCTCAAAAGTTACCTGTTGGGCGTTTTCAGATGTCTTTTGCTCGATGTACCAGATTTGCTCTTTTGATTCATTCGATGCAGTTGGGTTACCTGAAGTGAAGTTTTCAGCGTCAAGATATTTGGCAAGTGTGGTAATGACTTTAAGTTTTGCGCCAGCAAAGTCTTTAAACTGCAAACAGTAAGCTGAAACAGCATTTTGAATGCCATTTATGTTGTTGGCCATGCTTAAAGTGGGTGCTGATGCTTTACCATCTGAACGCATCTCAAGACCAGATACTTCAAGCGCCATTGGCTCAAAAACTTGACCTTGCCAAATAATATTGCGGTTCCATACCTTCTGGTCACCAATATCAAATATCTTTCCAATGCTTCCTGCATCTGCACCGATTAATCCGTCAGACCCGATGGATGAGTAAATTTTTTCCCAGTCTTGAAAAGCGATATGCCCGTGGAAACGTAAAATGCCAGCCCCAAGTGAGCTGGCATCTAGTTCATACAAGTGAATTAACCCATCTACATACAGCTTCTGGAAATCACTATTCAGACTCATGAATTACCTCGTCATAGATTGGATTTCCATCTTTGTCTAAGACTGGTACATCATCAAAAACAGGATTTCCTTCGCTATCCACTGCTTGTACCCATTCAAAAACTGGCTCACCATTTTCATTAATGACAGGTTGTTTTGTGAGTGTTGCCATTCCAGTAGAATCAGTGACAAGATAAGTTTCTTTTTTCTGAAAAGGTTTTCCATCCACTATTACAACCTTGCCTTCATCATCAATAAGTTCAGTTAAACGAGTCATGAAAGTTGGTTGCATCGAATATTTGATTTGCTGAACCATGCGTGGTTGTTTTTCAGTGCGTGGCACCTTTCTTATAATTTTTCGTTTAACTGTATTTAAACGTATATCGATCCAGCGCGGCTCACCATTTGCATTGTTTGGAATATCAATTGGTGCATCAAGATTGGCAACAATGTCACCTTCATCATTTAGCTTTTTCTTGAATGTCTTAATTTCAAGATCACCGTTTTCTAAAGTTTGATATTCAACTGCACAAATCTTATTACCGTGGGTGTCAGTTGGAATTTCTATCCACCAGCCTTCTTTCGCAAAACCGGATGATCCTTTAACAAGGTAATGACCAATGTCTGGTTTTTCAAAAGAAAGTGGCTGTTCAGCAGCTTCATCATTGGGCTCAATTTTATCTGCAAATAGCTTAACAACTGGTGATGCATTCTTTAAAAATCCATTTGCATCTACGGTTGTATTTGATGAAGTTCGGAAGAAATATTTAGCTGTAAAATCTGTTGAACCATCTGTCCAGCCTGCCGCTTTCACATCTCCATTAAATGGACCAAAAGATATTGCCACATTCGTATCTTGAGTCTTCATATAGAGTGTGGGAGCGTAAAGCTGAAAAATGTTACCCCCATCCGCACGAAATATTCTTGATTGGTTTTGAACAATATTTTTGACATCACTTAAAGAATTTACATTTAAATGTGATGTTCCAGTACCACCCAGACCAAATGCACCAACTTCCATTAGATTTCCAGAAGCAGTACCCACATATCGACTAGCTGCATGGGTGTTATTCGTAAAGTTTTCATTCATTTTTGCGCCAGTAGAGCGAAATGTGTCGCCGCCTGCGCCAGTCGGTGCCGAACCAAGATTTACTGTTTGAATCGTCATTTTCTTACTCGCATTAAAAAGCCCCAATTAAGGGGCTATGAAATAGTTAGTTGTTAAGGGTAAAAAACTTGGGTGAACGTTGTGGAAATTTGCCAAGTGTCACCGCCAATTTGGCGAGGTTGGTATTCAGTACCTGTTTTAACTCGGACTTCACCGTCTAATGGCGAATCCCAAAGGAAAGAATCCGCACCCTTATGATCATCAAAGAATGCTTTGATTTGCATAATTTCAGCTTTATAAGCCGTTCTTTGATAAGTCCATTCACCAGATCGGTTATTAATACCAACTGAGATGTTTTGTTCATAACCATCGCCAAATTTGCTTGATAACGTATTAAAGCGCTGGGTATTACTATTGCCATCTAAGTCACATTCAAATGTGAATTTAAGGTCGCTCATAAATTGAATCCATAAAAAACCGACCTCATTTTGGGTCGGTTTTAAGCTTTAATTGCAGCAATGATTTCGGGTAATTTCCATAATAGAATTGGTATAGAAAATAATGTTAAAAAGGCGAGAATTGTCTGCCATAAACCATACTTTTCAATAGACACTTTTAGAAGCTCCACTATTGGTTTAAAATATTCCATATAGATTCATCTCTTTTCATACTTTCGCGAGTGATGGAAAACAAAAAACCCTCGATTGCAGTCGAGGGTTTTTTGTACGTAAAAATATAAAAGGTGCTAAAAAAGCCCCTATTATATTGTTCAGTTTTTCTCGCTCTTAAATTTCCCCCTTGGATATCCTGGGCGAATGGGCTAAAACACAAAATGAAAAACCCACTCATTCGAGTGGGTTCTTTATATTTATTAAGCGCTTTCTAAATTTCGCTTTAAATTCGCAATTTCATTATTTAAAGAATAAATTTCATCCCTCAATCTATCCATTTCATCTGTATAGATTTGACCAAGATTTAAAGGAATATTCAGAGATTCCGCATCTTTTTTCACATCGTCATCTATTGAATTAATAAAACCTAATTTCCCCATTTTTTCTAGATTTGAAAATTGGCAATTTTTCATAACTAAAATTTCTGACAATTGCTTAATTTCCATTTTTAAATCTTCAACAACATGTGTATTCATTTAGCTTTCCTTTTATTTGATCCAGTGTGGTTAATAGAAGCTTACTATTAACTAATTTTTAATAAGAAAAATCAATTAATTAATTTTCCTCTATTAAAAAGTATACAAGGCTAATCAAAAAAAGCTGACATGATTATTGCCAATTAATTTATCTCAAAAAAAGCCCGCGTTAAGCGAGCTTTTAAGAGTCATATCCAAAATATGACTAGATTAATAAAACTATTCTGCAATTAACGCAGGAGAGATAACATCATTCTGGCTCTTTAAAATCATTAATATGGATATCCAGATATTTATTCACAATAGAATTTTCAGAATCATTATTCTCAAAAACATTAATTTCATTTTTAAGCTCTTCAACTGATGCTAAATATTCATCCAAATCTAACAATCCTTTCTGTGATAAAAAACGAACCAAATTACCAACTAAAAGACGATTAGCTTTATCTCCGTCAGTAATCTGTATTGCAATTTCTTCAACAAATTTATTTGGTTTTTCAGTCATTTATTCTATCCTTCAATCGTATTACTTTATTGATACCTTGGTGAAGGTTGCGCTGAATGTCTCAACCTACACCCATATTAATTTTTTGGTCCATTATCATATCAATTGTAACCATAAAATCACCATCCAAATGTATTGATATTTCACACTTTCTGAACCATAAGTTTAATGATTACAATTGATTGATGTCTATTTACCAACCCTGTCGCTTAGACATTCGGAATCGTTTTTCAATCTTTGCATCCACCATTGCCTCATTTTGTTTTTGATACTCTTTTAAGATAACTGTTAACTCCTTACCATCCCATTCAGAGGTAGCATCCACTTTTTCCGAAGTCTGATTGATAATGGTCACAGTGGGTTGAGACTTCTCAATTCTTCCAGAATTAATCGCATCAAATTGTCGTGCCTCCCGACGGGTTGCTATAACCTCAGCAGTGTTGTTAGTAACATAACCTCCATTCGCATAACCACTTGGTTTGCTTTGACGCATGCTTTCAACAACGCTAACACCTCCCCATCTTTTGATATCATCTTGCGACCAAACAACCTCACCTTTATGCACAATCCCTGCTGGAGTATGTTTAAGGCCGTTACCTGTATAACCACCATCTGAGAAGCCAGCGATTGTTTGTGCTGCAATTAGACCTACCGAAGCATAACCTAATCCTCGAACTACAGCTGCTGCAGGGATACCAAGAACAGGACCTAGCTCTAATGCTTTGGCTGCTGCTAATTCAGTACTGATAATACCTTGAGCAATAGCGATACCTTGTTGAACAAAAAACATTGCTTTATATGCAGCGCTTTGCTCACCTGCAGACTCTTTTATCATTGCTGTCATATTTCCCCAGACTCCTGAAGCTTGGGTAAATAAATCACTATAAAGACCTAATTGAGCTTGATATTGGGTATTTACCAAATCTTTATACTTCTCAGCATGCTCTTCTTGGATCTTTAATTTGTTTTCTTCGTGAATTTTTACTGCATCTTCAATTCGTTTGTTGTATTCAAGAACGGTGATTTCCTTTTGTTCAAGTTGCATCTTGAGATCTCGTCCTTTATTAATTAACGAGTTGTCATTTTCACCAAGAGCATTTCTTTCACTAAACTGTAAAGAAAGAGTTGGTCTTTGCCCAACAGGTGTTGCAAACTTTTCTCTCTCTTGTTTTAGTTCAAGTAAGGCTTTCAAATTTGATTGCTCATATGAAGCCTGACGAGCAGCTTTTGTAAGTTGCAATAGTTTCAATTCATGCTGATATTGTTGATCAAGATAACTAATAGCTTCATCACGCTGTTCTTTACTTAATTGAATATCATGAGCAGCAACAAATTTTTTTCTATTGAAACTGTCTAAGAGAAGTTGTTCCTCAGTCAAATCAAATTGTTTATAGTCTTCCAACTTGGTTTTAAGTGTTTGTTGTGCTATCGCAATTTCGTTATCAGCTCGTGCTTGAAGTTCAGCCTTAATTTGCTCTTTACGCTCAGGACTAAAATTAGCTTTATCAACATCTTCCAACTTCTTAGCAAGATCATTTCTGATCTTTGTCACTTCATTGGCTACATCGTTTTCCAATTGAAGGCGTAACTTAGCCTGTTCTTCTGCCATTTTGGTGGCGTCTTGAATGAGCTTATCAAAGTCTTTAGAAGAAATGTCGCCAGCTGTATAGCCATTAATACCAGCCATATAACCCTGAAAGTCTTTCCAGTATTGGTTGTTGTATTTGCCAATACCCTTACCCTTTTGAACATTACCTTCACCAGCATGATAAGCACGTACAGCCTTCTCCAAATCTCCCTTAAAGAGCTTTAAAAGATATGACATATATTTGCCAGCACCCTCTGCTGACTGTGCTAAATCAGTACGGTCCTTCACGCCATATTGCTTAGCTGTGCCTTCCAGAAATTGAAATCCACCAGTTGCCCCAGTAGATTTGTTATAAGCTTTTGCATTACCTCGAGATTCGATCATATGGATTGCTGACAAGGTCCCAGCTGGCAAGTTGTACTTAGACTCAATTCCAGAAAAATTATACTTCGCTGCATTAGCTTGAACTTTTGCATTAATGCTGAGTACTTTTTGCTGTTTCTCAAGTTCACTTGTATGTTTACGTTCGGCAGCTGTTAACTCATCTTTTTTGTCTTTAAGTACATCGAGAGTCTTTTGAGCTTGTGCAACTAAATCCATCTCCTCTTTAGTGACAATTGCAGTGGTGCCTGGAGGAGCAACAGCCTGTTTAGCTTTTTGCAGTTCAATAATCTTCTTAACAGTTTCTTCACTGTAGCCAAGATTTAATAAAGCCAACTCTTCATTAGATTTAAGAACTTCAGTACGAAGGCTATCAAAATAACCTTTTTGAGCTTTAGCAGCTTTATCTGCTGCATTCGCATTGCTATTTAGCTCATCAGTATTTCCTTTTACTTGAACAGCAGCATTTTGTGCTTTGTTACCAGCAAGGTTTACTTCAATACCAAATAACTTCAGTTTCTCAGCAGATAAATTCGCTTTAGAAGAATTCTCATCGTACTGCGCTGCTTGTTTCTTAAGGTTTTCATACAGATCTGTTGGCAGCTTAATTTTATTTAAACGCTCGATAGCTTCTGCATAACTAATAGTTCCTTTGCGTGCTTCTTGGGAAATATTTTCTACTTCCCTGTTGCCACGAGCATAGTTTTCTATATCAATTAATGCAGCCCCTACAGCAAGAGATGACTTACTCAAAGCTTCATTTTGGGCATTGAATGCTGCCGTTAAATCATCAACTGCCTTTGTTTTATCATTGCCAGCTAATTTCTTTAATGCTTCGTCTGTCTTTTCTGCAACTCGAGCCTGTTCTTCAAGCTTTTTATTAGCTTCAGCTGTGTTGTCTCGCATTAATAAATATCCAGCTGCTAAACTTGCTACTGTAATCCCGATACCAACTGGACCACCAAGTAAACCTAAAAGCCGTGATCCTATCCCTACACTTGCCGCACCGGCTGCTGCTGATCTTGATTGAGCTACAGCCAATGCTTCTTCAGCAAGTGCCAATTCTCTTGTAACTTGAGCCTCAATTTTCTTTAACTCAGCCATACGAGTTAATGTCGCTGTTCTGCCTTTTTCAGTAATTTGAGATTTAAGGCGCTGTACTTCTAGAGCTTTCTCAGACGCAATAGCAGCTAAAGTTGCTTGAGTATTTGCAACAACTGTTTGAGTGCTAATTACTTGTTGAGCTGCAGCTGCGCGCTCGGCTTGAATTGCAGCATATTGCGTAACTGTTTGAGCAGCTAATTCCTTAATTTTTGCAGCTACAGCAACACCTGAGGCATAAATTGCAGGAATGTAGGTTCCAAGCCAATAAGCACCACCAACCATCATTGCAGAAGTTAAAACATCTAGATTTCCAGCTAAAGTCTGAATGTTGCCCGCTAAAACTTGTGCTGCACCTGAGCCCTTTCCTGACTCCCCAACAAATTTAGTAATCTCGTTGTTGAGCAGCGTCAAAGACTGTCCAATAGTGATATCGGTTTTTGCAAAAAGTGCATCTACATCTTTTTCTACATTTCTAAGTGCTTTTACAATCTCTTGAGAAGTAATTTTTCCTTCTGCAGCTACTGACCGTAATTCGCCTACAGTAATACCCATACCCTGAGCAATTGCTTTAGCTAATGCTGGGGTTTGCTCCATTACAGAATTAAGTTCTTCTCCACGCAACGTTCCACTTGCCAAGGCCTGCCCAAATTGAACCAAAGCAGCATCTGCGGCTTGTGCACTTGCACCACTAATTGCTACAGCTTTAGAAACTGTTTCAGTTAAACGTGCTGTGTCATCCATTGTGAGGTTTAAAGTTTTGGCATTATCACTAAAACGCTGGTAGACCTGTAGAACAGAATCCCATGCTGAATAGGTTTTTTGAGCAATTCGGAAAGTGTCTTCCGTTGCTTTATTTAGTTCAACTTGATTATTAGTAACGAGCTTTAGACGGTTCTGAAGGCCCGTATAAGTGTCCATATTATTAATGGCAGCACTTACAGTAACCAATCCAGCCATGTAGCCAGCAAGTTGGCGCGTTGCCATAGACAAACTATCCATTGATTTACTTGCAAAGTCGCCTTTGCGCTCAATGCTATCCAACTCATTGCCTAGATTGCGCGCATTTCGTTCTGCATTTTTAGCATCAATTACAATGACCAAACGGGATTCTTGTGCCATCTTACTTTCCTCTAGGCAATAAAAAACCCGCTTTCGCGGGTTAATTGTTTAATTTGAATTAATTTCTCAGTGCTTTCTCACAATATGGCGATGCATTTTGTAAGTTTGGATCTGGGCTGTACTGGTAACTACCTCCACCATAGTAGTTAACTTTTAACTCAAGTTTAGAGTCAGTTTTACTTTTAATCGTTTGCTTTAACCCTGATTGAACAATAATTTCATTACCATTTACTTTTAGCTTTTCAATAGAATCTTTACCATTCCAACTGGAACACATTAGACCAGTGCCATCTTTATTGAATGAGTAAGTCACAGCGTATGGGCCATTATTGCCCGTCCAAAAGCCATTGAGATCCGTTGATGTTGGTATTACAGACATGTATTGATTATTCATCATATCTGTTGTGGCTGCACAGCCTCCCAAACCTAGAACCAAACTCAATAAAACAACCTTCTTCATCTCATTCTGCCTCAAATAATTTTTTGACTTTTCAAGTCTTGCAATAACTCACCAATATTAGTTGATATTGCCGAACGAACAGCTTCGGAGTCTGTACCGCCCATTGCCTTAGGTGAAGCCTTGTGAGTCTTAATTATTTTCTTATAAATAACTTGATCATTTTTAGTTACTGTATATTCCACATCTAAATAGAAATCTACTTCAACAAATCCAATCCAGTCATACAGAAATTGCTTTATGTCCCCATTTATTGTTATTTCCGCATTGTCATTTGGGTTAAACCCAGCTGCTATTAATTCTTTTGTTAAGGAAGATTTTAACAGTGCATCAGCATTATCAGACATATACATTGTTCCAATCGCAGCAGATGGCTTTTGAAATTCATTTTTTTTAACTAAACCTTGTTGAGCAGGTGTGTATTGGAATCGCCCAACTGCAATCTCTCCTTGCCCGCGGATCGAAGGAGAAGCTATATAGTTAATAGGCATGGTAGTTGAGCACCCTACCAAGCCCAAACTCAATAAACCCGCAGCTAAGAATTTTTTCATGAATTTCACCGTTTGTTATAAATTGTACTAACTTTAACAAACTGGTTACTAAATGTCACATATACCGATATAGACTACATTTAATTGACCAAGCTTGTTTATAAAATTTAATCACAGCCTCAAAATCTCTTAATAAAGTTTCCTCTGTATATGTATCAGGTGATAGCTTGAGTAGAGCTGGCATATAGTGTTTTTTGTAGACCTCGGGATATGTCTTACACAATATTTCTCGCTTCTCATCATTTGGTACATCATGATTATTTAATGCATCAAGCATCTTATCTATTTCATGTTTTGAAGTTAGATACTCCTCTTCAACTGAAGGAGGAAGTGGTTTTATTTCAACTTTTTTAGTGCAGCTAATTAAAACCACAATAAAAATAGAAAACCCCAGTGCATATAAAAGTTTTTCTAACATATATTTAAATCTTATAATCCATTGTTTAGATTATATATTTTTACAGCTTTTAAATCTTTATTTTTTCAGACATTAAAAAGCCACTCGATTGAGTGGCTTCACTACATTAAGCATGTAACAGCTTTTCAGCACCGGCGGCCAAAAATGCTGATCGAGTTTTAAATCTTTTATCTTTACCTACGTTATCATCAATCTTCCGAATTAAACGGCTAGGTAAAGTTACATTGATTTTTTCCGGCTTACCTAAATAACGGCTGACATCAACCTCAGTAACTGCCCAGATCATACCTCTATAATCTTCTTGGTCAATAAACTTACTGACATCCGATGCTAATGGAATTTCCTCTCCATCTTCAGCAAGAATTTCTAAGTGGCCAGAAATTGCCTCTTTAACGTTCTCGATAGCTTCCTCTAATGTATCGCCTGCGCTAAAACATCCTGGAATATCTGGAACGGTGACACCAAAGGCTTCAGTGTCGATACCTCTCTCAATAGCAATTGGATACAACATTGCACTCACCTCTTGTACAAAATCGTACTGCGAAATAGGACTATATGTGTCTGATTGAAGCGGGTCACGTTAGACCCGCTTGCTTCAAAATGCTTTTAACAGTTCCGCTTGGTAAATCCTTTTTAGGATGCGGGATAGTAACTAATCCCTTTTTGTTTGGGTGCTTGAAGTGATGATGACTTCCTGTAACCCGAACCTCATACCAACCGTCTGCTTCAATCAATTTGATTAAATCCAGACTTTTCACACCGTCCCCTTATTAACTTGATGGTGAAATTATAACTCTAGAGTTATTTTCAGTAAATACCTCTAGGGTTATTTTTTAGAGTTATTTGATTTTTTATGTGACTCATCTAGGAAGAGATTATCAATTGCAAAAATACAATCATTAAAGATGTCTCTGTCTACTGGTAATTCATAGTGCTCACAGTATGCAGAGATGGCCGAAATATCCAAAGACAACGGAATACCTTGCTCATATCGTCTAGACCGTGAAATAACGTTATAAGCAGAAAGAATCGCATTTGATGTATAAGAATACTCGGGCTTCTCAATGACCTTAGCATTTTGAAGATTTAAGGCTTTTGCGATCGCTGTCAGCTTCGCGTTGTAGTCGCTCGCTTCTTCTTCTGAGTTGAACTTGCACCAGTTGTAGAGGGCTGTGACTTTCCCACCACTTCATTCCGGAATGCATCTGCTTCTTTCTGGATATCTTCAGCTTCTTGCTTTACGTATAACCAAATTGAAATGCCAATATCACCCATGTTTAGAAGCTTTGTCGCATTTTCGGGTGAATACTCCGGTTCAGTTTCAATAACTTCTCCGCCTTCTTTCATTTCTTCAAAGATGACCCCTTTCCAGTCTTCTATTAAGTGGCAAGCTGCAGCTTCGAGAAGCAGTTCGTGGTAAAGTTTGTCATCTTTTCCAGCTTTACTAACATCAAAACCTTTTGAGGTAATCTGATTATTCGCACGCTCTAATGCCACTTGATACGGCTTATATCCAGATCCACGAATTTTAAACTCAGCTAGTACATTTCCTTCCGTGTCCGTATATTCTCGCCATTTACTGACAGTTTTGCTTGTTTGAATTGTTACTTTTAAAGCCATATTAAGCTCCAAAAAAAGCAGCCATAAAGGCTGCTATTGGTAAATTAAATTAAGGATTTGGGTTAGGTGCTGGCGCTGGAATACGTGTAATTGTCGGTTCTTCATCAGCAACTTTATATTCAAACGAGGAGTTTAAAATATCGCTGTTTCCACCACTTGGCAAAGTCGCAGTAATTTCTGCTTTAGGAATAACAATTTCATAAGAATTCCCTAAAGTATCAGTAATTGGGACTCTCAAAGAAATGGTTGCATTGGTGAATTGTTTTTCGTACATGTCTGAAGTATTTCTTGACCATGCAGCAGTAAAAGAACCAGTACCAGCAGCAAGGGTCTCTAAAATAGCTCGGGTATTGATTCCTTCGCCTAAGCATTTCTGTAACTTCATTGTGTTATCCCATTTGAATGAGAATGCAGTCAAACAAGAGATACCAGCTTGAGATACACCATCAATCAAGATTTCACCCACAGATACATTAGATAGCTTAGGGTTATTATCTGCTGAGGTTACTGCTCCAGCTGGAGGCGCTGAAAAGTTAGTTCGACCTAAAGCCATTAGGCCAAAAGCCATTGTAATAAATCCAGCTTCAGGAACTTCAATACTGAATGTATTTACATGACAACCTCGGAACACATGGAAATCATTTACATCTTCAAAGCCGCGAAGTACTGAAAAAGTTTGACGAAGCGAACCCCCAAAAGTAAGGACATTGGATGACCAGCTATTAAAGGCTGCCGCTGCCATTAAATCTTGCACAAGTTGGCTATATTTAGCCTCGCACTTTAATTCACCAGCATATTCAGCACCTGTAATCATTGATGAGCGAGCAATGCGCCCGCTAGTGATAGACTTTGACTCTTCTTTTGAAACTGTGGCGTCTAAGCCATTATCTGTAAATTCAAAAGTCGTCCGAGCAAACGGTGTCGGCGTTACACCCACCGTAGTTTCTCTTGCAATTTGTGTTATCTGACGTGCACCACTCGACATGGCTTTTACTCCTTATAGGCATAAAAAAACCACCTCGAAAGGTGGTTGCTAAATTAGAAAAATAAAAAACCGCTCTTAAGCGGTAATTTCTTTAAAATTTTAGATCAATCATCTAGATCGACACTTACTCCAGTTACTACATTATGCTTTGCACCGCCAAGACTACTAACATCGGCTAAACGTATATTCACATCAGAAACACATAGTTTATTGGCCAATTGCCATTTATTCAGCTCTTCTGCCATTACACCTGCCAAGTGTCGTTCCAGTTCTTGCCGTTTAATTTCGATTTCTTCTTGAGTAAGCATGCAGGACATATCAATTCACCCTATAACCAATAGTCACATTATACTGAACAAAGTCAGCATCTTGACCGGCATAAATTAATTGCCCGTTCAAACATTCTAAATGTTCGACTGAGAAATATTCAAAATGTGCTAGCAAAGCATCACTAAGTACTGTTATTTCCCTATCTCCAGTATTAGGCCGGACAAAACACTGAATTAAGATATTGCCAGTACGGCGTGTACATGGTGTATCACTTAGTCCAGCTATAAAACTTGGTCCTCCAGCAATAGTTAAACGACACCACACACCTTTTGTTGGTACCGTAAAACTTGGTGCATTTTGATACTGGATTCTGTCTTGAGATATTCCTGTAAAACTTATCATTCGGTCCACGATAGCTTGTCTAGCTTGCTCTAATGTCATTGCCATTTTAGCCACCGTACTTTTGAGTAATATAAGTAAACGTTGTGCTATAAATGCCCTGCGGTGCTTGATCGGACCAACCGTTTTCTAAGCGTTCAGCATATGGCTGGTTGTTTTGGATATAGATCAAACTACCAAGTTTAAATTTCACAGCTTGAATCGCGGCATCTTGCACGGCATTTGTAGAGGGCTCTCGCACTCCGTAATCTCCAGATCCAACAGAAACAATATGCGATGCCCGATAAGCTCCAGTATCAACAGGACTAGAAACAACAAGTGATTGCACTGTATCCATGGTGATTTTTTTTACATGCTCATCTGCCTGTTTTTCAACTTCAAAACTAAAGCTGCTCGGCCTTGCTCCCTTCCACCCCATGTTTTTTAACCTCACTTGCTTCGAACATTTCAAAAAGATCTTGAGCGATTGCTTGAATCGAATACGCTTCAAATTCTGAACTAGGCTCTTTTTCTCCCATGAGCTTTTTAACCTTCTGCCAAACATGAACAGCTTCGTGTAAAAGCAAGCCATAGATCTCTATCAATTTTCTTTCTGAAGTATCGCCAAGTTGGACAACTGCGTAAGCCCCATCGGAATAGAAGTCAACTTGAGCGGCTGCACCTTCAATGGATAAGAACGGATCAACCTTATTCATATCTTCGAATAACAGATCCATATGGATTTGGTTTCGAGCTAATGTGTACTGCACGTGTTGGAATGGTGAGATATACCACTTTGGTACATAATCTGTACTTATCATCTAAACTCCTAAATTGCACCCATAAAAAAACCCACCGAAGTGGGTTAAAATTTTTTAAATTAATGTCCATAAAATAAAAAATCTAACAAGCTTTTCATTTCAGGCGCTAATGGTATTTGAACTTGAGCTATAGGATTTGATGGCAATTTTTTATAAAATTTTACTGACTCTTCAAATGTTTCATATATAGGATATATGGCTAAATCCCTTTTCTTTTTAACATCTTTGATGCTTTTAATAAGAAGTAAATACATATTTGGAAAGTTATCTTTATTATAATCATTCAAATCAGGATGATTTGTTGACATATTTTCAAAAAAATCTTTATTTTCTTCAACCCATTCTATAGCTATGTCAATATTACTTTTTTTAAGAGTAACTAATCCTAATTTATACCATATGAAAACATTATCCGGATAAATTTCGGAGAGCTTTTCAAGAGTTATAAAGCGTATTATTGGTGGTAATACTGAAAAGAGGCCAACATCTGGATTGTCTGAGAATTTATTTTTACTACAAAAATAATCAATAAAAAGATATGCCATTAATCGATATAAAATGTCTAAAAATTGGTCTAGCTCTTCTTTAGTTGTAACATTAAGTTCTTTAGTGTGAGTTTTCATATTTCCAAGCTGGCGTAGTTCGTCAACTGTTTTATAAAGAAAATCCCCTGTCTTATTTTTTAAATCCTTACTTTTTATTAATGGAATAACTTTTCGCTTATCACCTAACATTAGGTTAGTTTGAGCTGGGTAATCAAGGATTATTCGAAGGATAATCTCTGCCAATTGACGAGCTATGGCTATTTTTCCTCTGTAGGATACATTAGAGTAAAATATATCATTGACAATTTCTTCCATTATGTTGCTGTATTTATCTTTATTAACAGAACACATCCTCTTTTACCTTTTAATTTAATTAGTTAATTTACATATTTCATTATATCAAATTAATAATCGTAACTGACATTTCCAAATAGTAGAGGCAGGATCCTGCTGAATATGAATTACTCGGAATGAGCCTAAGGTTGTTAGCCATTCATCATCAATTTTTGGGGCCATAGTCACTTCGTTTTGCAGAACTGTCGCCTTTTTATCCGTGGCCAGTACTCCAAGTGTTTGGATCTCATATTGACTGTATGAGCCAAACAAAACGCCACGGCCAGAATAGTTTTCTTTAACTTCAACATAAGTTTCAGTTTTAGGATCCCAATTCGTTTTTGAAATCCGCTCACATGTAAAGGTATGAACGGCGTCCGCTAAATCATCATTAAATGCTTCAGCAATATCTGCCTGAATCTCGTCTCTTAAGCCCATTAGATTTTCCTGATAAAAAATACAGATTTTCTTTTGCTATACGGCTTGATCAAATCCAGAATGAATTGCTCGATCGCACTCAGTTTTACTGATCCATCCTGATATTCCTTTTCGGTCTCCACCGTATCAGCCTTTACTTTCTTGCGCTTTAAAGCTTGTTCCTGTCCTTGATATAAATCACCTTTAATAATGCCCTTGATGATTTGATATGAGGCTGTTTTCAGAGGCTCAGGTACCAGAGTGGCATCTTCGTAAGGCTTAACATTGCGTGCTAATAGATAGGCTTCTGACATCTGAAGGTATTGAGCCTTATCACTGGCAGATAAAGCATCAAAGCCTTCAACATGTTCTATCGCTTCTTGTTCAGTGATAAAGCCCATGGATTATTCCTTTGGAATTAATGCTAAAAGTTCTTCTTTTTTAGCGCCTGCTTCAAATGCAATGCCTTTTTCAGTCAAGACCGCACGCAACTCATCTACTTTGAGGCCTGCATAGTTAATTGGTTGCGGTTGAGTATCACTTGGTTTTTGGCCGTCTTCAGGTGTTTGACCACCTTCACCTGCTTCCAGTTCAGCAATACGTGCTTTCATTGCCTCAGGATCATTTTGAAAGGCAATAAATTCACCTTTTACAGTTGCCAGTTGTTCTTCGAGCTCAGCAATTTTTGTTTCTGTCATTTGTTGTCTTTCCCGTGCACGGTTAAATGATGAAAGTCCCATAAGTGGATCTCCAAAAAAATAAGGCGGTGTTACCCGCCTTTTTGTTATTTGATCTTGTGCTTGAATGCCACAATACGGATCTGTTTAGGATCGTAGACACGTTCCCAGTTACCGGCTGTAGCAAGACCGGCATTATTAGGTGCAATACCTGTATCACCTGCCCATTTAATGCCACGAGGATGTAGTACAAAGTGACGGCGGTTAATAAGAATGTCAGTACCCGCTAAACTGTCACGGTCAGTCTCTACACCAACTGGTGCGCCAATATCTTGGAAACCAATCGCACCTTGGCCAAACAAGAATGAGGTAAAGACATCACCTTCAACCGGCATGCCATCATCTACGATCACACGACGGTCCATAAAGGTTTTGTATAGAACCACACCATCAGCATCTCGAACAGTTTCGATTAAGCCTTGCTTAGCTAAAGCCGCCATGGTTGCCGAGTGCATTGCAATAGCCGTTAATTTATCTACGGCATCGCCCAACTTATAAGAAGCATCAACAAAAGATACACCATCAATTACAGCAGCAGCTCCAGTTCCAGCAGAAATATCGTGAGTATTTCCTGCCATGCTGGCCGCCCCGAATACACCTTTAAGGGTGTTTACGGTAAAACCTTGAAACTCACGCGACCAATAATCTGCTACAAGATCAGCAATCGCACCCAATGGGTCATCACCAGATAATGCTTTAGATAAATCATTTGCACCCCAAGCCTTACCACGGGCATGCAAAATAGCAATATCTTTACCAGCCGTGATGTTATTTACCCCAAGAGCTTTACCATCTGAAAGTACTTCGGACTCACCGCTTAAATCATTCCAGAAAGGAATATTTACTGTAGTACCGCCTTCTGTACCAAAAGCGACTTTTTCATCAAGCTCCCCAACAATGCCTGACTGCCATAATGCAGATCTCTCGGCAGTCTTATTTAATACGTACGGAGTAAATAACTCGGGTACGATTACATCAGCAATTTTTGTCTCAGCCATTAGGCTTTACTCCTTAAAGTTTAATACCGTGTTTTGCCGCTAGCTCTTTAGCTAGTTGCGGATTTTCATTTCGTAATTGCGCTAATTTGGTCATATTTACCGAGCCATCGGCTTTGAGAATGTCTGGCTGACCTTTTGAATTGTTGCTACCAGGTGCGCCCATGCCATTAGGCTTAGGCCAGTAATACGGTTTTTGCTCGCGTATAGATTCAACCCATTCTTTTGGAGTCATCGGTGTCTGACCGTCTTTACCAATGACCACATCCCCGTTTTCATCAACTGCCACAGCTTTGCCGTTTTCATCTAATGCAAATTTTGACTGAGCTAAAAAGGCGATATCAGGGGTCGCTTCTGGCAGTGCTTCAAGTTCAATTGCAGCTTGAACAATTTGGCTTTGAATCACTGATTGCTTAAACTTTTGAGCATAAGCTTCGGCTTTATCAGCACGTTCTTTTTCGGCTTTCAGTAATTTTTCATGTTCTTCGCGCATCTTCTCGGTACGCTTCTGAATCACTTCATTAACTTTGCCGTCTGCGATTAATTTAGCCTCTTCATCTTGGTCAAGTTGAGCAAAGACTTTCTTAACAATTTCAGGATCAATACCCTCAAATTGTTTTTGAAGTTCCTGAAGTTGTCGATTTGCAGTTCTTGCAGCCTCACGCTCGCTTTGAAGTGCAGATTTCAAACCTTTTGGATCTTCATAACCTTCCAAATCAAGGCGAAACTTCCCGTTTTCCTCGACATATAGTGCTCGGTGCTCTTCTTTGATGGCATCAAGTGAATCGACAATAAATGGCAATGACATGTTCAAACCTCTCGTTTGATTGGGGTAAAGCCTTATCTCAAGGCATTAAAAAAGCGCCCCTTAGGACGCTGTATTTCGATTAATAAAGTTATGCGATGTTAAAACCTTCAACACCACGCTTCTGACGATTTCGGGTACGTTGCTCTAGCCACATTTGACCTTGCTCAATATTAGTAATAGCAAGTGAATTTTCACGGCAAGGAAACTTTTCATTTAGAACACGTAAACGATGTAAAACAATCGCAAGTAAAGCTTCATTCGTGATGCCATTAACTCCAACTTCCTTAACTGGACCAAGTTGGAATTGAATTGGAGTGAGTGAGTCTCCAGCTACGACATCATAGAAATGACCTGGTTCAAGAGACTGCTCATCATCTCGGGTTTTAATCGTTTCGTTATGGAAAACCGTTACTTCGTTATCATCTTTATGGATTTCACGGCCCATTACACAATTTTGAAAACCATCTGGTTGATATGAATGTTCAAAAACATCCTTTGGTGACCAAGAAATATAACCTTCATGATCAGGATGATTAGCTTTGCCGCCATCTTTGTATTCGATCAAATAACCAGGATCACTAGGGTCTTCATTTTCAGGGATTTGCCACCCTTGGTATTCATTGTATTCACCACGCGTCATGGGCGTTGCTAAAACTGACTTCGTACCAATGTATGCAACCATAGATGCTGTTAATAGCTTCTTGCTCATTTTATTACTCACAAAAAAAGCACCCTAGGGTGCTATGGTTTAATTAATTTGGTCGGTTTGTTAATTCTTCTAAGCCATCGGCGCAATCTAAATTTACTACGAGTTGAAAGTTTTGAAAGCTGTAATGAACCTTCGCCTTTTAAATCAACTATCATAATCCCAACTCCTTAAATGTTTGCTCATCCAACTTTCGAAGTTGGTCCAGCGTGTAAAGCCGCCCTTCTGGGTCAAAGAACTTTTCAAATTCAAATATACCTTCCTTGAATAGCTTGTAACGCTTAGGTCCTAGCCATTCTTTTTGAAAGAAATCATCTGTCTTCTTGAAGAACTCTCTAAACGTAGTATTGGCATCTAGCTGCCCTATTAATTGGCTTCGCTCATCTTTTGGAATATCCTTAACTCTTCGTTCATCCATAACAAATGGCCGTTCACCAACTAATTTCCCGTCTTTCTCGACCGGAACCATGATACTGCGGCAATTTGGGTGTAACGGCGGTACACGCTTTGCTGGATCGTTAATCTCCCAAACCGCACCATCAAGTGAAGCACATAGTTTAGATGTTCTCCCATCCAAAGTAGCAACCAGTTTTACGTATTCAAAGCCTATCTGGTTAAAGCTATTTAAATATGCTTGATTCGCTACATGACTGCGGACTGTTCTCACCGTACGGTCAATATCCGTCTTGGTACCACTTAAAAGTCCATCCTCATAATTAAGCCTTTTGGTGCCGCGAATACGTTGAACAATTTCCTGATTAGTTTTACCTGAGTTAATACCATCCCGAATTGCATACTCAACCTTTTGACGAGCATTTTCAGCAATTCTGGATAGCAGGTCATCAACAAGAGCACCGCCTACCAATGGTATTTTTTTAGCTGCGGCATATAGCTTTTCACCATTTGGCTTTTTGATCTTGCCGCCATATAGCTTCGCCGTGTAATTAGCTTCATATACTGCCAACGCTGTGGCAGAAATGGCAAAAGCTTCAGGTAATGCAGTATTTATTGCAGTAAACCACTGAGCAATCAGATCTCGGATCTCTTTCAGATTTGACGTTGTGTACTGCCCACTTGCTAGAGCCACCTTTTCGGAATCATTTAATTCATCGAGTAAATCTCGAAGCCTTGCCAACATTAATGCCGACTCATCATTAAAGATTTTTAGTAGCTCATTAACAGATTGAGAAGACAGCCGATATAAATACGCCTGATGTTGGGTAAGTATTTCAATCAGGGATTTATCTTCTTTTGAAGCCATACATCACCTCTACAAAGGAGCGTTATCTCTCTCTATTTCTACCCGCTTCACCTCTTCCTGATAGTCATGAGCCGGTAATTTACCTGTCATCAGGTATTCCCAATATGTGCGGAAAGAGTTTTTCCCTGAAATGGCACCTTCATAAAGCTGTTTTGCAAGATTAATATCCGTGACCTGCACAATAAACTCAGGCTCAACCGTAAATGAATATTTTGTTGAATCCAGCTTTAACCACTGCGCTGCATACTTAATGGCCTGTTCAATTGCTGCAGCTGCACACATTACGATACTGTGAAGACTTGCCTGCTGGTCATCCTGTCGTGCACGGCGTGCCTCACCTGATTCCTGTGTATTGGTATCGACCACCTTGGCACCAGCTTCTAATGCTGCATTTTTCTGTGCATCCATTTCGTTTTTAGTGAGTTCAATCCCACTGCCAGATATTTCCAGATAACCGCACTGTGAATCACCTGGAAGACTCCAGACAGCCATAACACCAGTGACACTAATATCTTCATCACCTTCAAGGCCATTAATCCAAGGTTGCGGATGAGCCGTATGGTGAAGAGACTGGTAATAATCGGCGCTAAGTTGGTAATACTTCAGAGCAGCTTTAGCCATTGTCAAAAGCGGTACGGTACCTACATCCGGGGAATTACTAGTGGCACCGCAAAAAACAAATGGTGTGAAGGAAAGTTGATTACCGCCGAGATCGGGAGTTTTATCCTCCACATTTGAACCATCAAACAATCGGACTGCTAAGGATCCATCAACCATTGATAGAACACGATGGACCGTTTTCGTATCATGGCCAAATTCATCTTCGCTATTATCGAATTGCTCCTCGAGCACTAACAGTTTGAGATCCTTACGGCCACCAATACTGTTTTCCTTCCAGTTAATAATTGATAAAGCATCATAAAGCGCAAAATATGGCACCCCGTTAGCATCAACGTCGACCAGCAATCCACAGCGCCCAAATTCCAGCAACTCTGAACAAATACGAATAAAGAGCTGTTTAAGCCCAAATCCGTCATTTGTGGCGTTCTCTATTAATCCCTTTAACAGAGAACTTTCAATTACGATGTTAGGTTCAAGCTTTGAAACCAACCCAATCATTGTGCGTAATGCATCTTGGACCCAAAGAGGATATTGAGCACGGCTTAGATACGCTTTGTAAATCGCTCCAGCTGTATCGCCCTGCTTTTCTGCCTCGATCATCCCAGCTGATTTAGAAAGGTATTTGGTCTGTGCCTGTTTAATCTGCTCTTCGCCAGCAACGGCGTCACGCATAATTAACCAGGCTTCTTGCGCAGCAATATACTGCGGATGTTTATCAGTAACTGCCATAAAAACACCAATAAAAAAGCACCTAAAAAGGTGCGTTGTTTAAGACATCCCGCGAATCTTACGAACTCCAACATATTTTTTGTCGATCGGGAATAAATAAGCGATTGGATATGTACCAGCGTCATTCATATGGTCAAAACCAGCACTCTTATCCGGCTGTCCATAATCATCATAGATTTGTCGCTCTAGGCATTTGGCAAAGTGAGGACATTTATCAACATTTACGAATAATCTACGCTCAGACAAAGTATTGCAGAGCATACCGTTCATTGAGTTAATACGATCCTTAACAGCAGGGTTTCTACTGTTCACATGTACTTTAAAACCAGCCTTTCTTAGTAAAGCCAGATCCGTTTCACTAGCATTACTCGATTTTCGATTCTCACCTGAAGCATCGGGATAAACTGCAACCTCATGATCTGGATAACGCTCTTGGATAGCTTCAATCATTGCTGGAGTATCGAACAGATTAACGAACTCATCGACCGCATGCATATGCTCACCACGGCGAACATATACAACAGCAGCCATCTTAGTAACGTTAAAGTCCATTCCCACATGAAGAACATCATTAGCCTTTACTGTTTCACTTGATGCACTTAGCAACCGGTTAAAACAATAGTAGATGACGCCTTGATAGCTCTCAAAGCTTGCTTCATATTCCTGACTAAAAGTCTTAGGATCCATTTTTCGCTTAGCTACAATGATCTCAGACTCAGGAATATTCCCACCCTGAAGGGATGTATATGAAAAGCTTTTACAGTCTGGCTCGTGCCCTGGCTGACCGTCCATGAACGTGTCATAACAGTGGTTGAAGCCTTTAGGTGTTCCAATCCTTAAAACATGGCCACCTACCCTTTGTTCGCCGTTTACAACATATTTACAAGTTGAAAGCATCGGGCGAAGTACTTCTTCCCATGCAGCCCATTTACAATCTGCCCATTCATCAATAATTAAGAAAAATAAGCCAGATCCACGAAGGTCATCATAGTTATCTAGACCTACAACTCGGATAATATGGCCACTTCTTAATGTAATTGAACATTCAGTTTCATTAGGCTTACCAGCTCGCCAAGATGCTGGAATAGCTTGTTTTAATCGCTTCCAGAAAACCCGTTTTGCTTGCTTAAATGTAGGTGCAGCATACCAGATTTCATCCTCAACCGAAACATTCCATTTAGCAGCCAGTCTTGCGGCTCTTCGCATTTCTGCTTTAGCCAAGAAAGTCTTACCAAAACGTCGGCCACAAACAGCATCACGAAAACGGGCTTCTTTTTGCCAGCCCCATAAATAAATATTGGCTTGTTTAGGTGTTAATTGAACTGAACCTTCTGGAGGATTAAAGAATTGGTTCATTTGGTATCTCCTCATCAGGATTCAGCACAAGCTTGTAATCCTCTTCAGGTGGACGATACTCAGGGGGATTCACTTCACGCTGTAACTTCTGAAGTTCGAGCTTTTTAATCTCAAGTTCGACTTCAGCTTTTGTTTGGCCTTCCTCACCACCATTTGCTCCTGTCGTTTCTTGGCGGTTGTTAAATTGCCCGCCAATGTCTTTAGCGGCTTGCTCAAGAATTTTTAATGAAAATAAAGGATTCTTTGCGTGTACTGCATATTGTTTTTCTAGCCGTTGTAACCTAACAGTTAGATTAGCAATTGGAATATTTAAAGGCTTTTCTAAAAACTCTTTACGAGTATGTTCAAATTCTTCCTTCAATTCCTGACTCAGATCTTTACCTGCTCGTTTAGTAGGGTCATACCTTTCACACTGTTGGCGTGAGATCTTGACCTTAAATTCTTCGTTGACGAGATCTACTGTCTCTTGAGGAGTATTAAACATTGCAAGTGACCGTACTATATAGAGTTTTATCTCTTTTTTAAGTGCTGCCATAAACCTCTTCCTGTCAACGTACGTCAACGTAAACAGGCAAAAAAATTAAGCCAGTTTTAGTAGACAAGTGCCACATGCATGGGCAATTTTTGCTTTTGAAATAGTAGGACCTGCATTAGCTAAATCCACCATTTGTTGTACGGCGTCATTTGCGCCATATCTACCAACTACACCATGAAATTCTTCAACATCATGGCCCCTTAAATAATGCTTTGGCATTCCTGTAATTGGGCTCAAGATCATATCGCCCTCATCTGTACGCTTTACACCTATGTGATAAAGTTCATGTTCAATAAGAGCACAAAAATCTATATCACTGCATTCAGATGCATAGCGAGCATCTATAGTGATTATGTATTCAGGAATATAGCCAAACCAATTTATCATTTGTCTTTCTTGGCGCATCTTTTGCCATCCCCCTGCACGAAACATAACCCTCTCAGTTTGCCCCAATACAACTTGACCAGCTTTTATAAATGCAGTTGATGCCCATAACACTTTAAAAAAACGACTACCAAAATAAGTTAAATGGTCGTGATCAGGATTATGCAATGGTGAGTTTGAATCAATGAATGTATCCCAAATCCAGTTCTCAAGTTCTTTTGAAGGCTCAAAGTCTACGCTGTCATAATTAGGATCTAATTTAAGTAAGCGCTCTGGTGGCTCTGGTCTTTTCATAGAAAACCCTCTGGCTTATTGTTGAGCCGGGCAATTAATTTATTTTGCTTTGCTATGGCCAAAAAAAATCGCTCATCTAAGTGAGCGATCTCTTCTTCTGTTAGGCCTTTGGTTGTGCAACTGCCTGTGTGATTTAGCTCTGTTTGGAGCTGTCTAATCTCATTTATGTTTTTTTGAATATCAGTCATAGATGCTCCAAAAAGAAAAAGCCCCGCTAGATGCAGGGCTTTTTTGGTAAATTTTAAATTTAAGAGTTAAAAACCATACTTTGCTTTAAACTCGTCAAAAGTAATAGTTTTCCCATTACTACAAACATAAACTTCTTCTTCATAGCTTTGAGATTGATCATATTCACAATCTAAATCGTATAAATATGCTTTGAATTCCTTTTTACCACTATATTTTGTGTGGGAGATATACCCAAAAGTTATAGTTGGTATGACGGCAACAACAAAAATGACGGCTATAGTCTCAAAATTTAGTCTATTTTGTTTTTGAGCTGAATAAAGTGAATAAGCTACAAAAATGGAAGCCCAAACTATCCCAGAGTAGAAAAGTAATTTATTTTCTTGAGATACCAAAATTAGAGGAATAGCCCATATTAAAATATGTATAAAATTTTTCATAAAATATTTAATTAAATGATTTGCAAACTAATGAGAACCACGTCTCATTTTAGCATAAATTTTAACTAAGAAAGATATGGGTATTTTTCAGCTAGATAGTTATTAGCGATTTTAGTTGTTTCAACATAAGGCATTTCAGCACAAAGCCAAAAACGATAAGTTTGCCATTCTACAATATAGCTCTGGCGGTTGTAGGTTGATTGCTTGATAGAATCTTTCTCACTGGCTTCAAAGAATGTACCCTCACGGTTATTTACAAGTTCACCGTCTAAATCACTGCCAATACTAATATGCATTGAGCTAATCCATATAATTATGAATAGCAGCTTAATATAAAATAAAAAGCCCGCCAATAATCGATATTTAGCGGGACCTTCTGTAGATCACAACTTGTTACTTTTTAGCTTAAACTTGGTTAGGCTAAACTAAAAATTAAAAAAAGCTAACTAGTTTTCAATTTTCATAATCACATACTGTAAACTTACATACATTCCAACTTTTCCCCTATTAAGCGCCCCATAAAACTCTTCATCAACAAAATGATCAGATTCATCATATAACCACTTATGAATTTGAATAATTTGAATGTTACCCTTTTTATCTTTTCTTGCTACAGGGTCGATTACAGACCTTACAATTACCCGCTCATTTGTCTCAACATCTCTCAATGTGATAATTGTCATTTTGAATCCCCCATAATAATTATCATGTATAACAGGTAAACTTACTTCGGTCTACAAATTTTTATTATTTTTTAATAATTTATAAAGTATTTCACTCTTAATTAA